CATAAAGATAACATAACTTTAAAAATAAATGGTGGTGGTGAAATTGTTTTAGTTCCTGGTGAGTGGTTATTTGATTATATATCTTTAGATGATTTGGATGTTATAGATGTTGAAATTAATGAAAACGGATATATTACAAATAAAAAATTTGAAATAACTGAGGATAAAGTGGAATATTATAAAAATAAAGGTATTCTTGTGTACAAATAAATAAATTATAAACTTAAAACCAAACACGGAGGAAAAAAACAATGAAGTGTATTAAAGCAATTAAAAGTAATGTGAATGTCGATGCTGGCAATGTTATTAGAGTAACTGACACCGAAGCAGAAAAAAGAGTAAAGAGTGGTTATTGGATGTATGTTGCAAAAGTAGAATGGAAAGCAACCAAGGTAACCAAACCAAAATCAACCGAAGAAGTAGAAACCAAACCTAAAAAACACGGAAAGAAAAAATGATTACTCAAGAAATCTTAAACACATTTATCTACCAAACTAAAAGTGGTAAGTTTGGGGTTACAGAACCAGTTGAATTAGATTCAATTCTCGGTATGTATGATACTTACGAAGAAGCGGAAAAAAAGTTCCGTGAATATGTAGAAAAAGAAAACATAATTTTTGAATAGTATGGAAAAAGACGCAGAAAAAATCTTAATAGCTAAATTAAGACAACCAATTCATATTGGTTATATTAGCCAGTATATCCTTAAACTACCAATAGATAAAACTAGAGAAATAATTAATAAATTAATTGAAGATGGAGTTGTTGAGGAAAGTGGTTATGCTAAAGATTATTTTGTAATTAAACACATAAATTAGTATGTTGGAAAAAAAAGAAATGGTTAATCACCCTAATCATTATGGTGGAGAAGATAATCAATACGAAGCCATCAAAGTTATTGAGGCGTGGGATTTAGATTTTCATCTTGGAAATACTGTAAAATATATTTCAAGGGCAGGAAAAAAAGGAACAGACAAAGAACTTCAAGACCTAAAGAAAGCCTTATGGTATCTTGAAAGAAAAATTAAAAACTTAGAAGATAATGTTAGTTGATATTCACGAAAAGGCTGAAGGAGCCATATTATTAGATGGTCTCGAAGGAGCAATTATAGGTATTACCGAAGAGTTTGGTAATGGACCAAGAATATTATATTCCAAAGAAAAGATATTATCAATTCTAATGGAAAGAGATGGAATGGATAGTTTGGAAGCCGAAGAGTTCTATTACTATAACATAGTTGGTCTATACGCAGGAGAACAAAACGCAATATTCTTAGACCTTCCAATTAATATGATTAAAAATAACGACGAGTGGGAATACCACGAAAATTAAAAGATATGATAGAAACAGGAAAAATTATAAACGGAGATTGTAGAGAGGAAATGGGAAAACTTCCTGAAGGTTCCGTAGACTTAATCGTAACATCACCACCATATAATTGTAATATCAACTACGATACACATCAAGATGATATGACAATGGAGAATTACTGGGTGTTCACAGAAGAGTGGTTAACTCAAGCCTTACGTGTATTAAAAGATGATGGTAGAATCGCAGTAAACATTCCATATGAAACCAATACACAAGAAAGAGGTGGAAGAGTTTTATTTATGGCAGAGTTTTGGGGGATTATGAAAAAGGTTGGATTTAAATTCTTTGGGGTTGTTGACCTTGAGGAGAGTTCACCTCATAGAAGCAAGACCACAGCTTGGGGTTCTTGGATGTCACCATCAGCACCATACATTTATAATCCAAAAGAGTGTGTAGTTCTTGCTTATAAGAAAAACCACATTAAAAAGATTAAAGGTGAGCCTGAATGGGTTGGGGTTATTGATAATGTTGAACAGGAAGACGGTACATTTAAAAAGAAAGTATTATATCCTGAAGAATCAAAAAGAGAATTTATGGATTTAGTTTTTGGACAATGGAATTATTTTGCCGACACAAAACAAATGACTAAAGCAACATTCTCAATGGATATTCCAACTAAGGCAATCAAAATCCTTACATATAAGAATGATGTTATTCTTGACCCATTCACTGGTAGTGGTACTAGTTTGGTTGCTGCTGAGACTTTAGATAGACGATGGTTAGGAATAGAACTTTCTCAAAACTATGCAGAAGTTGCTAAAAAAAGAGTTCAAGGGTTTGTTGACCAAAAAAAACAATTAAAGTTAGAAATAAAAGAGGTTGGAGCAATATAATATTAAATAAAGGGTCGTAAGACCTTTTTTTATTTAACAATACCAAGTTTAAGTAATATTATTGAAACAATACCAATTCCAATTATTTTTAATAATGTTTTAATTTCCACCGAATATTGTTTATACATCTTTTTCATAATTTTGTGTGATTTTAACAAAGATACAATTTTATATGGTGTTGACAAAACAAATAAGATTTTTTTTTCTTTTAACAGGTATTTATAAATAAAAATCAAATGCCGTCAATAATTTTAACAGAAAGACAATTAGACCTAATAACTAATAAAGTTTTAAACGAAAAAGAAACATTAAATGAATCTTTATTTAATTTTGAAAACGTTTTAATGGCTGCGGGATTTGTTCCTGTAATTGGTGAAGTTGCTGACATAGCTTTAATATGTTATTATCTATATAAAGGTGAAAAATTATATGCTGCGTTAATGTTAATTGCTTTAATTCCAACTGTCGGAGATTTTATTGCTAAACCAATTATTAGGTTATTTAAAGGAAGTAAAGAAGGTGCTGCGGCGATGAAAGCTGGAGGTAAAACATTAACGGACTATATGGCAAAAAATCCTCAGATGGCTAAAAAGTTTAGTAGTTTAGGTAAATATGTTAATGAACCAGCGGTTCAAAAAACAGTTCAAAGTATAAGTAAAGTAAGTCCAAGTTTAGGTTCAAAATTAAGTGATGGGTTAAATACGCTTGCTGGTAGTAGTAAAGCTGTTTTAGGAATAAAGGCTGGAAGTAAAGAAGTTATATCTGGAGGTTTATTTAAAACAGGGTTAAAAGACTATTTTCAAGGAGAAAGATTGTCAAAATATTTTGCAAAACATGGAGTTTTACCTGAGAAAGGTATTAAAAAATGGTGGTTAAATGTTGGTGCTAGACAAGATAGAAGAAATGCTTTTAGAAAATTTATTGGTGCTAATAATTTATTAGCTTATTTTGGTATACCATCTCTAACAACTTTTGAAAGAAAAATGTCTGAAGACGAAGAATTTAGAAAAAAAGTTGCCGAAGACCCAAAAACTAGTGATTATATTGCTCAAAATTATGAAAAAGAAGATATGGTTGCAAGTCAAAATAATTCATCACAACAACAAACATCACAAAATAATTCAAACTCATCACAAGGAAGTGACCAAGTCCAAAACTTTTTTTCCAAAAACTTTGGAACAGATTTAACTAATGCACTGTCGTTTAAATAAAAAAAAATATGAAAAAACAAATTAATGAAGAAATAAATTCAATGAAGTTTTTATTGAACTATAAAAGAGGTGTTGTTATTTCTGAACAAACCACCCAACAAACACCTGAAAAAGATATTGTTGATAAAATTATTTTGGCAACAGGTAATCAATATTCTTTAGGTACTAATGAAGATGACTTTATGAAGGCACTATCATTAATAAAAGATAAACAAACTTATGATAAAGTTAATTCATATTTTGCAAATAATCCTTTTAATAACTATAAATCAATTGTGGATATTTTAAATGGTGAATTAGAAAGTGATAATTTAGCGAGAGCGGTTCAAGCAAAAGAATATTTAAAAAATGTTGGACTTATTTTATCTTATAGTGTACGAGATAAAGATAGATATGGTAGACCATTAGCTGCTAAATCATTAATTCCTGGGACTTTTAAAATTGGCGTTAGTTCTTCGTCTAAAACTAATACTACTCCTCCAAAAACAACAACTCAAACACCTCCAAAAGTTACAACTCCTAAAACTAATACCGTTAAAAAAATAACTCCAATTCCAAGTGAATTAGAAAACATTGAAGGTGTTAAGGTATTTCAAAATTGGTTAGACTTATATAAAGAGGGATGGGCAACAGGGTTTACTGGCGGTATTTTAAACAAAGGCGCTGGTTATGGTACTTTTGGTCCAAGAACTAAAAATGCTTGGAATTTATATGGTAAAGAATACCTTCAGTTATTAAATAATACAAAAGATAATAGTGGTGAATCTCCTTGGATGAAATCACAATTAGAAAAAATTAAAACAGAAAAACCTACCAATTCTTTTACCGCTCCAATACAAAAAGTTGGAACACCATTACAATCAGCGCAAAATCCAGCACCTACGGTAAATCAAGGATTATCTCAACTTAAACCACAATAATTATGAAAGAAGAATTAATATTAAAATTAGTACAAATACAAAATCAATTTAGATTTTTACATTGGCAAACATTTGGATATGCTAAACATAAATCATACGGTAAAATTTATGATAATATAGGAGATTTAATTGACAGTTTTACTGAGTCAATGATGGGAAAATATGGTAGACCGGAGTTTCAACCTGAATTTGCTATTATGTTTCAAGACATTAAAACAATTAATATTCAAAACTTTTTGGATGGTATCACTGAGTTTTTGGTTGGTATGACAGGACAATTAGATTCAAGTTACGATACTGATTTACTTAATATTAGGGATGAGATGTTAAGTGAAATAAATAAATTAAAATACTTATTAACCCTAAAATAATTATATGTCAAAGAAAATTATAAAATTAACTGAAAATGATTTAACAAATATTGTTAAAAGAGTTATTGCAGAACAAAGTCAAATGAGTGGACAAGAGGTATTTGAACTTCAAAATGCTCTTAATAGTTATTTTAAAATGAAAAACATTAAGGCTGGTGGTAAAGTGTTTCAAATTCCTGTGGATTCTAAATGGGGAAAACTAACATCTAAAGCTGTTGAAATATTTCAAAAGTTTGAAAAAATTAATCCAGATGGAATTCCTGGACCACAAACATACAACGCTTTACATAAGTTAGGATTAGACCAAGATATAATTGACAAAGCATTAACTTTTATTGGTAAATTATTTTAAATAATACGTGAAAAGAATACTAAAAGAATCGGGTTTAAGAGAGATTAATGCTCTTGCTAAGAGATATCCAAAGGCTGAAATTTATTTCCATCAAGATTTGGATGGTGTTACTACTGCTATAGCAATGAAGAAATACCTTGAAGATAATGGTATTAAAGTTGTTGGTAGTCATATCATACAATATGGTGATAAGGAATTTGCTATTAAAAAGAATGATGCTAGTGGTGATACTATGCCGGTTCTTGTAGATTTTGCTCACGGTAAACCGATGTTTGTTATTCATACTGACCATCACGATAGACAGGCAGGTGCTGAAGATACGAAATCAACATCATTTAGAGCATCTCGTTCAAATGTTGAAACAATATCTCAAGTAGTATCACCAAAAGAGTTATTCCCATCTTCAGATATTTTATTAATTAGTACTGTTGATTCTGCTGATTTTGCCAAACACGACATTACACCTAAAGAAGTCGTTAATTATTTGTATAGATTTGATAAAGAAAAATCGTTACAAAAAAATAAAATGTTATTAGGTTTTGTTATTAACAAATTATTATTAGCGTTTAAAAACAAAAAGGGATTTTTAGAAGGCTTGGTTATGGATTCTGAGCCATCATTACTTTCAATCTTAAATAATATTAAAGATTGGATGAAAAAAAATGGTGCTGCTAAACCTGAAGAATTACAAAAAAATGCCGAAGACTATGCGGAAAAGATGAAAGATTTTCCAAGAGTTAGTGATGGTATTATATTTCAATATGGTGGAGGTTCAATGTTTAAACCAGGTTCTTACGATAGATACACAGCATTTAGAAACAATCCTGAGGCGGACTTTTTCATTATGGCTTGGCCAATGGGATTAGTTCAAGCATCTTGTAATCCTTTCAACAAAGAAAGAGAATTAAAAGGTGTTAACTTAGGTGATATTGCTCAAGAAGTTATTGGTAAATGGGAATCACAATTAAAAGATAAAACAATTCCATTATCAACTATCAAGTGGGTTAGTGAGACCAGTGTTGGACCTGAGAGTGTTGGATTTACTTTTAAAGACTTTAAGGCACTATATGGTGATAAGTTCACAACTATGGAAAATGGTAATAGAGTTTTAAATCATATTCAAGATATGATGGAAACTCCTTTTACTGATTTATCTGAGGAACATAAAGAGATGTTAGATAAAATTGGAATTAATGCG